CGGTGTCGCCGTGCTTGAGCTCGCCCGCCGGTCCGACCTCGTCGTAGACGAAGGCGCCGTTCATGCGGTAGCTCGTCACCTGCCGGAAGTCGCTCACCGAGCGCGTCGCGGCCACCGAGCGCCATGCGCCCTCGACGGCGGTGAAGCCCGAGAGCAGGAACTTGTTGGCCACGTTCGAGAAGATGCCCGGCAGGCTGAAGTTCGAGAACGCGGCCTGCAGCACGCCGCGGGTGTCGCCCTTGACCGAGCGGCCCGTGTGGCCACCGGCCCACGCCGCCTCGAGGAGCGCCTCCTGCAGGCCGAGCCCGTGACGCCAGCGGCGGTCGGCGGCCTCGAGCGTGCGCTCGTCGTAGTGGCGCTCGATCCCGGGAAGCCCGCCCGCCTTGCAGAGCGCGGCCTCGACCACCTCCGGCGACGCGTCGGCGCCGCGGACGTGCGCGGCGGGAGCGCCGGTCAGGGGCCGCGAGGCGCGCAGCACCTCGAGCTCGGCCTTCGTGGCGTCCCATCCGTCGGCGATCGCCTTCGCCTCGATCTCGGCGTGCTGGCCTGCGCATGCCTTGCGGATCGCGCCGATGCGGGCGCTCTCGGCGGCGGCCTCGGCACGCATCTGCGCGGCGATCGAGGGGATCTCGGCGGCGGGTGCCGCGGCCTGTGCGACGTTCTCTGCTTCGGACATCGTGTGTTCCTCTTCGTTTCCTGCGGCCTCGGCCGCGATGCGTGCTTCCGTGCCGTCGTCGGCGCCAAGCGCGACGAAGCTCACCTCACCCAGTACCGACCGGCGCACGATCGACACCGGGCCGTCGAACGTCCGGCCGTTGGCGATCGCCTGCCTTCCCTTGGGGACCTGCTCGGTCTCCGACGCGTAGGCGCCCACGGACGCCTGCCACGGGAAGCCGTTCATCCCCGCCTCGACGATCTCCCGCGCCACCGGCCCGGCGCCGCTCACGACGCCCGCGACCCGCAGCACGCCGTCGACGACCGACACGCCCTCGGTGTGGCCGACGATCAGCGACGGGTTGTGGTCCTTGAGGATCGGGCGCGCCTTGGCGCTCCAGCTGATCCCGGCAAGGTCGATCACCGTCGGGTGCCGCCAGCCTCGCAGCGTCATCGCGCCGCCCGTGTAGGCGTTCATCGAGAACCGCCGCAGCGCGGGCGCGCCTCCCTCGGGCACGGCCTCCGCCTGCAGCATCTCCACCGGCGCGCACAGCGCGAGCTCGGCGGCCTGTCCGTCAGTCGACCTGGTCATCGTTCTCCTCCGCGGGCTGGTCCGCGACGCTTCCCGTGTCCTGTCCCGCAGGTGCCGACGGGGCCGCCGCGATGCCGAGCTCGCGCATCAGCTCGAGCTCGCGCGCGCGCTGGCGCAGCTCCGCCTCCCAGTCCTTGCCCTGCTTGGCGAACTCGCAGGCGAGCGTCGTGGTGTTGTTGGCGAGGCGCGTGGCCTGGGCCGTCGCCTCCTTCGCCGGGTCGACGTGCTCGGTGCCATCCCAGAACCACTGGTGCGGCAGCGACTCGAGCACGCGCACGCGCGGGGGGACGAGCGCCTCGATGAGCTTCGCCTCGTCGAACCACTCCGCGAGCACGCGGTCGAGCACCGTCCGCGCAAGGTGCGCCTGGTCGATCCTGATCGCCCGGTAGTAGGTCTGGTGGTCGAGCCGCCCGCTCGCGTAGTTGTAGCCCGAGCTGTTCCCCGCGGCGACGTTGAAGGGCATGTTCAGGCAGCGGGCGATCTCGTTCAGGATCTCGCGCTTGAACTCGCCGTAGGAGGTCGTCGGCTGCTCGGGCTTGACCTGCGACATCTTCCATCCGGCCGGAAGCGTCAGCAGCGAGTTCGCCTCGAGCTCGATCGTGTCCATCGGCTCGACCGGGTCGGCCTCGCCGTTGGCGGGCGCGTCGGTCTCGACGGTGCCCGCGAAGTTCGCCGCGGTCTCCGCGGCCGAGAGGACGGCGACGGTGTAGCGCCTCAGCTGCGCGAAGAGCGGCAGCGCCGGGACGAGGTCGGGAATCCCACGGCTCTGCTCGGGCCGCGCGCCCAGGTAGTAGTGCAGGACCTTCGCGGCAGGCAGGGTCTCGTGGGATGCGTTCCCGCTCCGGTCGCCCGGGTGCTCCACCATGACGCGGTAGGCCACGGGGTTGCCGAAGGAGTCGTAGACGATGCCGTCGACCTCCGTCGGCGTGAGCGCGCCCCAGTGGGGGCTGGCGACGCGGTCGGCCTCGACGAGCGCGAGGTCGAGCTTCACCGGGCCGGGCACGGCGGGGTTCGACACGAGCTTCGCGAAGCACTCGCCCGAGTGGGCGCGCGCCATGCGCATCGTGCGGAGCCGGTCGGCCAGGTTGGTGGAGAGCGCCCACGCAGCGAAGGCCTGCTCGATGGCGTTGTTCGCCTCGGGGTCGTCGGTGAGCACCTGCAGGCGCGGGCCGGTGCCGACGACGTCGTTGGCGAGCGTCGCGACGATCCCGGCGGCGTAGCTGTTGTTGGCGGCCTCGTAGCGGGCGCGGTTGCGGAGGATCCGGCGCACCTCGGGCGAGGCCGCGGCGTCGGCGGAGAGCCCGTCGGCGTTCGCCCAGTGCTTGCGGTTGGCGTCGGTGGTCGCGGCGGCGTCGTAGCGGGCGCGGATCAGGTTCGTGCGCGGCGCTGCGGACGCCTTGCGGCCGAGGATGGAGTCGAGCCAGCCCATCAGGCCGGTCCCCCCATGCCGGGCGGGACGATGCGGGAGATGCGCAGGCCGCGGTTGCGTCGCGACACCGCCTGCTTCGAGGCGAGGTAGCGGTCGGCCGCGATCTGGTCGGCGATCGGGTGCTGCTCGACGCTGCCTGCGTCGTTGGAGGCCTTCTTCAGGCCCGCGGCGTTGTCGCGGATCGCGTCGGCGATGCTCGGCGTCTCGTCAGGCATGGGTGCTCTCCCGTGCCGACGGGGATGCCATGAGCGCGTCGCGCCTGGCGTTCCGCCTGCGGGCCGCCCGCTCGGCGCGGATCGCCGAGAGGCGGAAGGAGCGCATGGCCTCGCACGCGATCGCGGGCTCCCGCCTGCGGTGACGCCGCTCGCGCTGGGCGAACGTGTTCACCGCCCGGGCCGGGTTGCGTCCCTCGAGCGCGGCGAGCCACGCCTCCTGCACGGCGTCCTCCCGGTCCATGCCGGGGCACAGCCGCAGCTCGAGGGCGAGCTTGGCCGCGAAGGGCGTCTCGGGCAGGTCGGCTGAGAGCGACTGCATCCACCACGTGCCGACACGGCGCGGGGCGGATCCGGACGAAATGGACGAAGGGCGCCGAGATCGTTCGATCAATCGAACGAAGCGACCGCGATGCCCGCGAGCATCGCCATGAGCGCGACGGCGAGCATGCGCCACCGGGCACGGCTGCGGCCGAGGCGGATGATGTGGGCCAGTGCGTCGTTCGGGCGGGCGATCGGTTCCTGCATGTTCATGTGAGGGTCCTCTGCGTGGGTGCGTGGGCTCCGCGGCACGCTGCCGCGATCGCGGACGGCCAACGTAGGTCCCGCCCGGCGCGCTCCCGGAAACGCTGCCCTTTTTCCTGCCGATTCCCGGCGTCAGGACTCCGACTCCCGCGTCGATGTCCGCCTGCCGCAGTGCCTGCACTCCCGCCTCCTGAGCACCTGGCCCTTGGGAAGCCGACGGAGGTAGACGACCCGCAGGTGCTGGCAGCCGCAGGCGCGGCAGGACAGCCCGAGCTTCGTGCCGTCCTTCTCGAGCCCCGTCCGCTTCTCCCGCGGCATCACCGGCCTCCCTTGCGGATCGCCGAGAGCTTCACGCGCGGCCTCGCGACGACCTTCGCGTCCGTGCCGAAGAGCACCGATCCCTCCATGCTCGCCGCGACCGCGCAGCCGACGAGGCAGTCGAGCCAGTGGTTGTCCGCGCCTGCGAGGCGCAGCTTCCACTCGTCGACCACGCGGCCGCGCCCCTCGGTCTTCACGCGGTACTCGCTCGTCAGGTGCGCGGCGAAGACCTCGTGCGCACGCGAGTCACGCCCGAAGAGCGAGAGCGATCCCGGGTCGCCGTGCGGCACCGCGAGGCGGGCGTGCACGAAGCTCTTCCAGAAGTTCGTGTCGAAGGTCACGTGGCGCACGGCTCGCTTGCCGTTGACGGTCGGGATGCGCCAGTTGAGCCCGACGCGCTCGCCGCGGCGGCGCTTGTAGTCGCTGAACGGCACGCTCGACGCGCCGACGTAGCGGCCGTGCGACGGCATC